TATGGACTTCGTTGTGGGATGGCATTAAACGCCATGTCAGCATTGTCCTTGAAACGATAAAAAGCATTATTTCCAGCACATTGTCGTCTATAAGAGAAACGGTCAGCAGCATCTTAGGAAGCATTCGTGATACATTCCAGCGTATTTGGGATGCGATTGTTACAGCCGTAACGAAAAACATATCCAGAGTGGCTGAAGCCGTCACAAGTGGTATTCAAGCTGCTTATGATGCCGTTGTTAACTTCTTTGGTAAGTTCAAAGAAGCTGGAGCGAACATCATGAGCAATATTGCCAAAGGAATAACCGGAGCAATCAGCAAAGTCACCGGTGCGGTAAAAGGTGTCATGCAGAAGGCAAGAGACTTACTGCCGTTCTCTCCACCAAAAGATAAATCATCACCATTAGTTGACATTCACAAGAACGGTATTACCGAGCAAATAGCTAAAGGTATCTATAACGGTGAAAACGAGATAGACAAAGCCATGAGTAGCGTACTCGGTGGTTCTGCCTTTGATGTAAATGCACATGCGACACATTCGATGGGCAACCACGAGAACAGTTACGAGGCTAAGCCAATGTATCTGAGATTAGACATGGGCGGACGCGTATACGAGAAATTTGTGGCCGACATCATGAACGAAGAAGATCGTATCATCTATTTAGAAACTAATTAGGAGGGTAATTATGGAGTTTGTACAACCAACAGAACCTAGCATTAACAATCCTACGTTGCCCTCTGTGGCAATGAATTTTAACGGCGTATATTTGGAAGAAGCGCTTGACGGGTACTCGACCTTAAATGTAAGTGGTAGAGAGTTATTAGGCTACGACATTCAAAGTGAAAGGCGGTCACATGGGCATGGGTCGATTCGATACGGAAAGACCCTTCCAAGTCGAACGCTTACTATACAGTACCGATTAAAAGCTGATTCAGCAGAAGAATTGCAAGAAAAGTTTGATCAATTAAGAAGAATCTTGTACTCAACTGATATTGTGCCTATTCAATTTAGAGATGAACCTGGTATAACGTATTACGGTGAATTTGAAGGGGCTGACAGCGTTCCGCCTGACAGGTTGGTCGTTGTATCCAATTTTACTTTGTTTTGCCCAGAACCGTTTAAATGGCGAAATAAAGTAACCACAAACGGCGGTGTATTGATCGGTACATTTTACCCAACCATTCCGGATAAAATCACGGTTGAAACAGATAGTGCAACGGGTTCAATTGACATAACGAATGGCGAACAGACGATACAACTAAGAGGTCAAGTGAATGCCGGGTCAATCATTGAGATTGATATAGCCAATCAAGATGTAAAAGTAAACGGGACAGAGCGCCTTGATTTAATCGACTTACACTCTGATTTTGAAAACTTCACGATTGAAAACGGGCAGACCGTTACAAGTACGAACGGTATGCTAAAAATCGAAATGAGAGAGGTGGTGTGATGTGACCTCATTATATTTATTTGATAAAGATCAGAAATTAATCAAAATCATTGCACAAAAGCATTTGATTCAAGCAAGGCAAAAAGAGCAGTTACAAGATAATGATTTAGCGATTGATCGGTTTACAGCGGAATATAAACTGTCCGCATTTAAACAAGTGGAAGACGTCCATTATTTCGCAGTAAAGGACTTAGACAATCCGAATCAGTTCCATATGTATTTCGTGACCCAGCCAATAACGAATGAGAACACCGTTATTCTGGAAGGGAAACAGCTAGGACATAAAGAATTAAAGCATTTTATTATCCAAGAAATCCATCCGCAAAACCGACAAGCAGAATTCATGCTTAATCAAGCTCTGCAAGGTACAGGGTGGAGAGTTGGGTATGTGGCTGAAACTGTGCAAGCGAGTCAGCATTTCTATTTCACGCCGGTTCTTGAAGCGCTAAAAGTCATTTCTGGATTGTTTGGAATAGAGCTAGTGTTCAAAGTCGAAATCAGCGGTCAGAAGATAACAGATAAATGGGTCGAAGCGTATAACAGACGTGGCGCAAAAACCATGAAACGATTCACGCATGGGTCAAATCTGTTATCAGTCAAAGAAACCATTGAACGCTCAAATGTGTATACGGCTCTAATCGGACGTGGACGCGGAGAAGAAACGGAAACAGGCGGGTTCGGCAGACGAATATCGTTTGAAGAAGTAGAGTGGTCCGTAGCACATGGCGATCCCGTAGACAAGCCGCTGGGGCAGAATTATGTTGAAGTGCCAAGCGCCACTGAAGAGTACGGAATCAATATGCCAGATGGTTCCAAAGTGCCTGCTATGGGCGTTGTAGAATTAGAGCATATAGAAGATCCAGAAGAACTATTACGTGCCACTTACGAAGAATTAATCAATCGTATACGGCCGTCTGTTCTGTACTCCACGACAGTGGCAGATATTGGGAAAGTCGAATTAGGAGAAGTTGTTGGAATTCACAGGTACGACCTAAACGTACATTATGAAACTCGTATTATCAGTCTAGAACGGAATTACCTATTCCCACAGCGCACGCCAGTTGAGTTAGGAGAACGAGTCTTTGAAAGTCGGATAGAACGAGAAACACGGGTACAGAGAACAATAAGCACCTTGTCTGAAACGCAAAACCGCATAAGACAAGAAGTAAATTATGTTGTTCAAGCAGCAGACGGCATGAACACAATCACTTATGGCAATACAGAACCAGATAGAAAGCGCGTGGGTGATTCGTGGGTGCGTGACCATCCAACACAGCCTGGATACACTCAGTGGTTAATGTGGAACGGCGACGAGTGGGAAATCACATCAGACTCGTACGAGAGACACGCCAACAAACGAGCCATCGAAGCCCAGCAAGAAGAGATCCAGGAGGCAAAATCCTCAGCTGATGCAGCTAACCAGCAGATTAATGACGCGATTCAGAACGCTGGATTTACGAGTTTAACGGACACAATAAGTCATAAGGTAAGTGTAACAGCTTTCAACACGTTAAAAAGTACAGTTGACGGAACGATCCAACGTATCGGTGATGCTGAGGGGAACATTACTCAAATAGAAGCGAATGTGAACGGCTTGCAGACGACTGTTGCCAGTAAGGCTAGTCAGACAGAGGTTACACAGTTGGCTACTGGGTTTAATGTACTGAGTACAAACTTCAATAACCTTGAAATTGGTGGAAGGAACTATGCTAGCACTGAAAAAATAGCTTCTATTTACAGAGCTTCTGGTAGTGGAGGTACTCTGAATCCAAACCATTCTGAATGTCCTTATGGGTTTTATTCTGTCAACGTTCAAGCGGAAACGACCGTATTTAGGATAGATAATATAATAACCGGAAATGGGTTATGGACGGTTTCTTTTGACATAAGGGGTTCTCAAAATGCTGCAGTTAGCCAACGGGTGTCTATTGCGGACTCTCCAGAGCAGACACTTAGAACCAATACTACAAATACTTGGAGAAGAGTCTCTGCTACTTTTAATGTTACAGACTATACGGAAGAAAAGGCTTATTTAGACTTTAGACCCACTTGGGCACATCTATTTGTTAGAAATCTTGTGGTGGAAAAAGGCAACAAAGCCACAGACTGGACACCAGCGCCAGAAGACATGGCTTCCCAAGCACAACTATCCGTACTCAATGACCAAATCAACCTCCGTGTCGCAAAAGGCGAGGTCATGTCTCAAATCAACATCGAGGCAGGACGGACGTTGATAGATACAGACCGCTTATACTTGTCAGCTAATACGACGGTATTTGGCGGGAGTGCCTTTATCCCTAACGCTGCTATCGAATCGCTGTCAGCGGATAAGTTGACTGCTGGAACGATTAATGCAGCGGAGATAAATGTTATCGGCTTGAATACGAGTGACATCGTTGGACTGAATTCAGAGTTCATACGCTCGCAATGGAACAGCGGTGCAGGCGGGAATGTCAGCATTACCGGAGACGGTTTAAGAGCCATTGCAAGCGACGGATCTCAAGCGCTTATGCAAAACGGTGTATTCTTGACTCGAAATACGAGCGGCGCAACGCTTGGATATATTGGTTACGACCAGACAGGCAGCAATCCATTTTATACCATCACAACGACCATTGGTTCGAACTTTAGAATCAGAAACGGTCTAAGCGGTGGAAGTTTTAGAAATGCATTTGAAATCTATCCAGGCTCAAACGAAACGTACATTCGCACACAAAACAACTACATCACTGGTGTATTGAACGTATTAGGAACGACATCTATCAGTGGAGCGTTGAATTTGAGTAGTATTTCAATCGTGGGTCATGCAATCAACTTTACTGGACTAGGTGGATATATTGATGTTCAGTCGAATAGTAACATGCGAGTAAATGCGCTAACGAATTTAGTCTTGCGCTCTCGCGGAAGTAATGCGTTGCTATTTGACGCTACACACGGGTATATGACACGCACGCTAAGCATGGAAGGGTACAACATTACGAATGCTGGCGGGTATGGAACACGTTCAGAACGCAAATATAAAGACAATATTGTACCATTCGAAAATGCAACAGAGATTATCAATGAAATGAATATCTACTCGTATTTGAAAGAAGGAAGGTACGAAGTGGGATTGATTGCAGACGAAGCTCCTTGGCAAGTGTTGTCTGATGATAATACAGTCGTGCAATTGTATTCTTTGACAAGTATTATTGGTCAAGGTTTGAAAGAAACTATCACCGAAGTCGACCAATTAAAAGCAAGAGTGCAAGAGTTGGAAGACGAAATACAGAAATTGAAAGAGGTGGTTTAATGGAGAATCCAAGTTATTCAGATAATACAGGCATGGACTTTTATGACGCCGACGGGAATTTGCGCGGGAGTATTTTATTTTCTTCCGCTAATGACTTTCAGATATTTACGCAACGATACTTCCATATACTCGCAGAAGGGAATCAAGGAGAACATTACAACGTTTTGTCTATTTCTCCCGATCCCACGACTGGACTTTCTGAAGCATATATAGAAGGATCATTATTTGCGTCAGGTCAAATCTACGGGAACGGGCAGATATCCAGTCCTATCTTACGAACGGAATGGCTAAACTTTCATAATGGATTTAGCATAGAACAAAGCGGAGATGAATTATTGTTAGAAACAACCGAGAATCGTTACTTCCGATTCGGCTCTGATGGCGCAGGTGCTTTTGTTCAATCGCCAGCTGGTTACAACCGAACGACATCACAAAATCCAAACGTCACGCTAACAAGTGATATGACGTTTAGACGTTCAACATCAGCAAAGAAGTATAAAGACGACATTCAACCAATCAAGTTTGACCCGAAACTACTCTTAAAAGTCAAGCCCGTTTCATGGCTTGATAAAGCAGAAGTAAGACAAGGAAAAATTGAGCGTCGTTATTTTGGTTTGATTGCCGATGAAGTTGAAGCAGCTGGGCTTGGCGATTATGTGACGTATGACAACGGAAAAGTAGATGGTTTGATGTATGACCGTTTGCTTACGTTGTTGATTCCGATTGTGAAAGAGCACGAAGAAAAAATTATGGAATTAGAATTAAAAATCCAGCAATTAGAAGGAGAAAAGAAATGAAACAACTAAAACTACAAAACAAGTATATTCAATCGTTATATATGTTGTTGAACAACTACGAATGGAAAGGATCAAAACAAACGCGTGCGGTTCGTAAGCTAAAGCGATTGTTGGAGCGGAAACACAAAGAATTGCAAGAAGACAAAAAAGAAATCGTTAAACAATATGTTCGTTTGACCGAAAATGGAGAAATATACTTTGATGAAAACGATACATGGGAAACGTTGCCGGGCAAAAAACAACAATTGAATAAAGAATTAGAAGAATTAAGCGAAGAAGTTGCAACATTGGAATATGGCGAATACGTCAATGATATTTCAAAAGTATACGAAATTTTAGACAAATCCGAAACAAAATTTAGCGGACAAGAAGCAGATGCATTAGTCGAATTCTTAGAAGCGTACGAAGATAGCAAAGAGGAGGAGAAATAATGGACTTTACAATCAATTCAGCAAACTTAGTTTTTGACAATGGAGAAATCTCTCACGTATCGGTCAATTTTAGCTGGAACAATGGTGCAGAAAGCTCAAACAACCGGTTAAACATCCCGTTTGAGAAAGTAACTGATTTAAGTTACGCCAACTTGAAAGTAGCAGCAAAAGAAGAACTCATTGAGCGATTAACCGGAAGTGAAGAGACTGGCGAATAAGCTGGTCTCTTTTTAATTAATGAATAGGAGGTAAATAGAATGAAATTATTTAAAAAAGCCGCCCTTGCAACTATGAGAATAGTCACAAAGGCGACTGGAAAAACGGTTAATTCAACCGAAGTGCTAAAGGATATGAAATTTATTCAATTTTAATACCCTCGAGTATGTCAACAGCAACGTTGACACCCATCTGATATGAAACGCTAATCGTATGGAAAAGGATCCTTAGTAAAGTCTTCTTATCCTTTTCTGATAAGTCTAAAGAGTTTATATCAGAAGGAGCGGTCTGCACAGGCTGCTCTTTTAATTTACCCAAAAAAGAACGAAAGAAGGCTAAAAATGGATGGAAACCAATGGTATAACAACAAGCAACTATTTGAGTTGTTTATCCAACTTAAAGACGACTTAAAAGATACTCGTTCAGATTTAAAAGATACGCAATCAATGATTAAGCAATATAACGGATTGCGTGAAAAAATCGATACAGTTGAAAAGAAAGTAAAGCATATTGAAACGACGACTGAAGCAAAACAAGGATTTGGTCAAGCCGTGAGAGATTGGGGCGGTTGGATTTTTGGATTGATCACTTTGTTAGTATTGCTATCACAATACTTCTAGGAGGAAGAAAAATGAAAAATATTAATTGGAAAGTACGTTTCAGAAATAAAGATTTCATCATGCAAATGGGAGCTTTGATTTTAACGCTTTTTGTTAGAATCTTAGCTCTTTTTGGTATCCAGGTATTACCAGGTATTGAAGAAGAATTATTGGAGATATTGATGATTGTATTAATGGTATTAGCTGGCTTTGGAATTGTTGAGGATCATACCACAGAGGGCATTGGAGATAGTGAACAAGCATTAACATATCAAGAACCACGTAAGAAAGGAGCAAAATAGAATGGTTAATATTATCAAGCCGAATTTAAGATGGAATGGCAAGCTTTCAAAGCTAAACTTTGCTAGGTTGACAGCTATTGTAATGCATCACATGGCACATCCCACGTGGGGATATGAAGACGTTCATAAACACCACCGTGACACGAATGGGTGGGTTGGAGCAGGTTACAACTTCTGGATTGACTTTGAAGGAAATATCTATGAGCTTCGAGGATTTAACCAAGGTGCGCACTGTAGAGGGTATAATGCTACTACAATTGGAATTGGATTCCAAGGTGACTTTACACGTCAGAAGATGAGTGATGAACAGGTTAAAGCAGCTATTGAGTTGGTTAAATGGATTAACGAGCAAGTTAAGAAAGAATTGAATGTCGTAGGGCATGGAGATCTAGTTGCAACTGCTTGTCCTGGACAAAACTTTAGAATGAAAGACGTTAAAGATGGTCTGAAAGGGGTTAAAGTTCCAACTAAACAGCCTAACAAGCCTGCGACTCCATCTAAGGTTGTTAACTTCAACCATGGTGGATCTGTAGTGAACTTGTTGAATCATCTAAACCGTCCTTCTAGTTTGGAAGCTCGTAAAGATTTAGCTGTAGAGCTGGGTATTGTACAGAATAGAAGCCAATTTACTGGTACTGCTCAACAAAATGCTCGTATGATTCAATTAATCGAATCAGGTGCATTAAACAATCCTTCTACAACTCCTTCTTATGTTGGACGTAGAGTAGAATCAATTCATAATGGCCAGTTGCGATTCTATAGTCGCCCAAGTTGGAGCGATGCACATGTTGCTGGAACGGTTAATCGAGGTATTGGATTCCCGACTATTGTACGTAAATTGAAAGTTGGTAATGGAGAACAATACGAGGTTAAAAATAGCCGTGGAGCTACGTATTATATAACGGCTAGTCCAAAATATGTACGAGTAGTTTAAGAAAATAGTTATTCGCTAAAGCCTCTGCCTAACGGTAGGGGCTTTTTTTATTTGTCTTAATTGTGAACAACTTTTGTCAAAGTTAAATTATTTTATCTAATTTTAGATAAAACACTTGATTATGTATCTAATATTAGATATAATATAAATATAGAAAGTTAACAAATCACAAAAACAGAGAGGAAAATTCAAAATGAAAAAAATGACTA